ATAATTTTCTATATTATAAGTAAAATTATAATAAAGGAAATAAATGATTGCTATTGATGAAACCGTAAGAGAAAAGCTTTACAAAGTACAACAATTAGTCGATAATATAGCATACTCGCTTGATGACGCATATGAAATTGATGAAACAGTAATTGAAGACAATCTTAATACTTGGAAAACTTCAGTATTAAGATCACTTCCAAATGGTTGTTCTCTGAAATTTAGAACTGATGTCGAAGCGATGTTAGAAAGCTTTAAATCTGTATATTAAGGAGACTAATATGGCTGCTAAACCGTTTAAATATGACCGTGAAAAAATTATTGGTTGTATAACAGACATTGTTAAAAATACTCTTAGTAAGGAAGAAGCAGAAGAAAAAGCATATAAAATCAGTGCTACTGCTAATATGTTAGTTGATTGTGAAGAAAATCTTATTAAAAGTATAGAAAAGCAAGAAAATCATCCTACGCTTAAAGAATTATCTTATAATCTTATTGGTTGTAATATTGGTTTTTTCAAGGATGTTTATCGTGAGGATCATACTTGGGAAGAAGTCGAAGCTGCTAAAGAAGAAAATGAAAATCAAAAACTCATGCATAATCTTCAAGAAGCTGCATTCCATGCCTATATGGAAATTGACTTTGCTGATATTACAGAAATGCTTAATTACAGAAAAGCCAAATTTACTGATGTTAAATACCACAATACCAATGGTGACGAAACATTAGAACAAACTTATATTATTCATGAACCTGGATATTATGAAGTAAAAGAAATTCAAGAATATATTTATTGGGCAATTCAAGAAGCATTAAGTCGTTTTAGAGATGAACTTTATAGCAGTGGTCCAAATAGCGAACTAATTACTGGTGAATATTTTAATCATGAATCTGGAATTTTCTGTAAAGTAACAAGAGATGGTGTTGAAATTAATTATTTACCGATAACTGGTTACGGTTCGGTTGACGGAAGATATTAATACTATTAAAAAGGGTTGACAAGTGTCAATCCTTTTTCTATATTATGGACATACAAAAGAGGTAATAAAATGTTTGGTAAGCCGTTAGCTTATATTGTAAAAATTAAGGAAATCAGAGAGATTCCTGGAGCGGATAGAATTGAACTTGCTACAGTTATGGATTATACTGTAGTTGTAAAAAAGCATGAATATCAAGCTGGTGATTTGGCAATGTATGTCGAAGTTGACTCATTGCTTCCAGATGGTTTGACTGACGACCTTCGTGCTAAGTATAACGGAATTAAGGATGGTACTTTGATGGCTGAATCGTCAAAGGAAGCAATTGACGCTGCACTTAAGACAATTCAAGAATCTTCTAAGTACCCGTATTTTGAATTTCTTAGAGACAAGAAGTTCAAGATTAAGAGTATGAAGCTTGGAAAGTTTGGCGTTATTTCTCAAGGTATTCTTTTCAAGCCATCTGATCTTGGTATTACTGATGCAAAGGTTGGTAAGGATTATACACTTCAATTTGGTATTACTGAAATTGTCCAAGATGAAGAAGAAGCTGGCATTAATACCGGTAAGAAGGATAACTGGGTAGTTCGCAAGCTTATGAGATTTGGTTGGTTCCGTAAGTGGAGAAAGCGTCATCACGTTTCTGAAACTTGGGATCCGACTTTCCCTGGTAAGTCTGATGAAGAAAATGTCCAAAAGATTTACACCAAGATGTATGAACAATACAAGGATAAGGAATGGGTTGCGACTGAAAAGCTTGAAGGTCAAAATATTACCATTTTCTCTGAAAAAGTAGAACCAAGCTGGTTTAATAGAGTCTTCCGTCATAAGAAGGAAGATAAGAGAATCGGTGTATGTTCTAGAACCAGAGAACTTAATAAGAATGGAACTGGAAAGTCTTTCTGGGACACTGTTCTTAGACTTAAACTTGATGAAAAGATTAAGAAGATTCCAGGTGAATGGTTCTGCCGTGGTGAACATGTCGGTCCAGGTATTCAAAAGAATATCTATAACCTTCCAAGAACTGATATTATCTTCTTCGATTTTTACAAGAAAGTCTACTTTGAAGATACTATAAATAGAAAAGTGTTGTTCAAGTGGGAAAAGCTTAATTTCGAAGATTCTAAGCTTTTTGCTGAACAATGGGGATTGAAGTTTGTTCCAGTCCTTGATGAACATTACAAGTTGCCCGAAGGTCATGTAAATGATAAGGGTGTATTCATTTCTGGTGCCAACGTCATGTTGGAACAAAGTGATAAGAATACAGTCTTTGGTAATAACCTTGGTCATAAGAGAGAAGGTTTCGTTCTCAGACTTCGTGACGATTATAATGTTTCGTTCAAGGTCAAGAATCCTAACTACAGTATCTAAGGAAATTCTATGGCAGAAACATTAAACGAAAGTGTAGCTCGTCAAGCGGCTACTATTGAGACTTTAACTAATCGTTTGAATACTCTTGAAGAATATTATACCGAAAAGTATAATAAGCTAAAGAGTGTCAACGAAATGCATCCAGATTGCTTTAAAATATCGTTTAAACTTGTTTCTTTTGCAGAGGCTAAAGAATCTATACCTGAAACAAAAGACAAGTCTAAAACGCTTAATTTGCAAATTGACAAGCTTTCTGAAGTGTATCTTGGTCTCATGAACCAATATGAACAGATTAAAGATAATCATCCAGAATATCTTTAAAAAATAAAAATAAATCATTAACCGTTTACAAAATAAACCATTTTTACTATATTTGTGATAAAGGAATTATATGAAGGCTATTAGTTGTGGTGTAATTATTATCGATAAAGCATCTCGTAAGCTTTTAGCATGTCATCCATCCTGTCACTCATATAGAGATGGTAATTGGGATATTCCCAAAGGACATGTAGAAGGTAACGAATCGCATGTAGAAACGGCTTTACGTGAATTAAAAGAAGAAGCAAATATTGTACTAACTGAAAATGATCTTTATGATTGCGGTATGTTTTTGTATACCAAATATAAAGATTTACATCTTTATGTCGCTGAAGTTGACATCAATCTAAAAGAATTAAGCTGCTCTACAACTTTTAATTTTGAAGGAAGAACTCCTTTAGAAGTTGATGATTACAAATTGATTGATGAAACTGCTACCCAAACATATTACAGAAGTTTGGGACCGCTCGTAGCTGATTGTATCAAACGCTACAAAGAGCGTGACATAAATAAGGTATGAATTTAGAAACGTTTAAAAAATTAGAGGAAAAAGCAAACACAGATTTATCTATGCCTGATACAATGGAAGCAATTATTAAAAAGAATAATCTTCTTCCTGCTATCATTCAAGATTGGATTAAATTGTATCAAGACCAAAAATATGTCTGTGCAAGTTTAAATGTAGAATTACTTGAATTATATGGTGATTTGACAAAGTGTTTCAAGAAACCTAGAGTTACAAAGGAATTACAACAGAAATATAACATCACAATCAATGATTTCTGGGAAACAGCAAAAGAAATTGACTCTCAAATTAACTGTTGTGCTCCTTATGTTGCAAAATTAAAACAGGTTAATCAACAGAAATACTTTTTAGATTTCATCGAAAATACTTTAAATAATATCAAGAATTTATCATTTACCATCAAAAATTATCTTGATTATAAGAAAATTATGATGGCAACGGTTTAAAAAATTTTGTTATAAATATAACGAAATTGAGGTTAAAAAAGTTTAGTCGGTTAGTTTCGCCGATTAAAACATAGATACACAAATGTGGTTTATGTCTTAACAAGTAAACGAAAAGAGATACGTTAAGGTCTCGAAAAGGATAATAAAACTATGGATAAGAATATTTTTGAAAAACTTCTCACTGAACTCAATGCATTTGACGCTTCGTTTGGCGGCGCTGTTGAAAAGGTAAACGTCCCGCTCAACATCATTCATGAAGAAGATGGTTCGAGCACAATCGAAGTCGCAGTCGTTGGTAAGACCCGTGAAGACATTAAGCTTAAGGGCACCATTGAAGATGGTAAGGCATATCTCACCATCGAAACTGTTGAGAAGGAAGTCACCGATGCTGAAAAGGAAGCAGAAGCAAAGCGTGTTTACACACTTCGCAAGATCAAGGGTAGCGGCAAGCTCTCTATTAAGATCTTCGTTCCGGCTAACCTCAGCATGAAGGAACTTACCGCTAAGGTTGAAAATGGTCTCTTGACCATCAACATTCCGGTCTGCCCTGAAGCTCGTCCGGTCGAATTCAATGTCGGCTAATTTCTGACTTTAAATCAAAAATAAAAAGGCAAGTCTTAATGACTTGTCTTTTTTTATTTAAACATCTTCTTGCGCTGTATAGAAGAAATTTTCATCTGTCGCATATTCAATAGCATCAGCTGCTTCCATCATAGCAATATACTTAGCCATACGTTCTTCTGTTAAGAATGGGTCTGTTTCCATTGTTTGAAGAACTTGTTTTGCTTCTCTAAACGAACCAGTCTGAACCAATGAAATAACTGGTGCAAGCTTTACGCCAATTTCAAGAGGTGTAATTCCCTTAAAATCAGTCTTAACACATTCTTCACGGAATAATGCTATAAACTCATCGCCAACTGTCATATTATAATCGATTTCTCCAGCTAATCCATCAATTGCAGCAATACGAGATTGATTATTATACATTTCTGTTTGGAAACGCATTATATCAACTGGTAATCCCATAAAATCTAACACTTCATGTTTATCATAATCATCGATTAATGCTAATGCATTATTTATCCAGAAATTTTTGTTATTATATATACAAGTATCATCTACTGATACAATTCTTGAAATATATTTCATGTCAATATCTCCTAAGATATAAAAATCACTTTCTGAAAAACCTTCATCATCAATAGTTTTCTTTAAAAGAAATAAACTATCTGATATAAATTTTATTTTTTCAGTTGTTTTGTCAATAGCATAAACTTGTTTCATTATTTAACCTCATATCCATTTATTTCAAGGTAATATGTTCTTGGATTTCCAGTTTGGTCTACTAACGTTACAAAGTTTTCATTATCATTGCCGTAGTAATTACCTGTTAAGAAATCCTGATTACTACCTACTCTTGTTGCATAATCTGTATATGAACCAACAGTAGCATAAGTTCCTATATTATTTTCATCAATACGATTATATGAACCATTTTCGTAAGCAAATATTCCAGTATTATAACTTATTGCTTGTCCGCAAGAACTATCTAAATAATAGATACCTTTTTCAACTGGATTTGATGGTAAGCTATATAATCGCGTAGCAGATGATGCTTGTGATGTATAACCAGATTTTAATTCATAAGTAGAACCTAAAGTATTAGCGTTAAATATAGATCCAGATGCAATAATAACTTTACCATTTGTATTATACATTATATTTAATAATACACCAAGTTTATCATTTTCATCTGTTACATTTTCTAATTCAACTCTACCAAGACTATTAGTGCTTGCACTTTTAACATAAATATCACTTCTAGTTAAAGAAGTATTAGTTACATACCAAATAAATTCTTGACCAACTTGTCTACTTAAAAATTGACCTAAATAAGTAGAATTTAATGGTTCATAATATGATGTAGGATCACCTATAATTCCAGTAAATGTATAATCTGCACCAACAGAAGTTCGAATATATACATGACCAACAGTTAAACCGGTTTGCTGTTGGCTATTATTCCATACAAACCAAGCACCTTCTGGAAGACTGAAAATTCTAGAACTATCAGTCATAACACCATAACATTTATATGGATCTAATACTGTTCCTATTAAATCCATGCTAGTATCTGTGTAATCTTGTCTATTTTTTGTATTATTTGAATCTTTATCATTTGAATAAAACTTATATAGACCAGTATTCAAATTAGTAAAATGTGCTGGTGCCCAAGAACCACTACCACGAGTAAATACGATATAATATTTTAAACCAGGATATAATTTAACATTTTTACCAGAAAAATCAGCAACACGTCTATATCCAGATGTTCCATATAACGTAATTTGTTCATATCTAGTGACACTATCTACTGCAGCAACAAATAAACCTGACTCGTGAATTATCTTTACTTTTGTACCATCTGTTCCATCACCTTGAGAAGTAAATATAGCTATTTTTTCTACATTAAATTCGCTTTTTGGTGTAAATTCAATAGCAACCTGATTAGCATTACCTTCAGATAATGTTCCTGTTCTTTCATAACGATACCAAAAACGATAATCAAGTATATTCTGTAATGTTGGAGTTTCACCAGGTGGAACATAATATACTTCATTCACTTGATACATATCGGTAGAACCTGGTGGAGTAAATACAATTTCATGAATATCTTTAATTGCATCATCACCAGCATTTGGAAAAAATCCACCGATTTTACCTTCAATTATATATGCCATTATTTACCTATTATGTTCTACGTGGCCCTACTACAAAGTAAATTGAACCTTGACCATTAGTATATTGTATATGGTTAATTAAATCTTGGTCTCCAGTTACGACGAAGAATCTTTGTGCTCTATAGTTACTATTATCAGTATTTGTGTAATATGAAGCTGCACTTATAGCAGATGTTCCATCTTTAATTACGTTAGTATTTGGATTAACAGTTACAGTTGATCCACCGCCACCAAGTTCTACTCCAGCAGCACTAATTTTACCAGCTGCAGACAAAGAACCATCACGATAAAGTATGAGAGCATCGCTTCCAGTTATACCATTACTATTAGCAGCGCCATTACCAATTACTTTTAATATACCGCCATGTATTTTATTACCATTACCATCTAAAGGATGTGCAGTTGTAGCATTGGCATAACCTTCAACTGTTACACCTCTTCCTTCCCAATCATATATAGCGTGGTCAGCAGTATTAGATACAGAAAATCTTGTAAAAGCACCAACTGCACGAACACCTACACCAATAGCAGATGTATGGAAACCTTCAGCGAATGAACCAATGAATTGTGCAGATGTACTTTCGCCGAAAGCAACTGAACCATCATTTTTTAATACAAAATAATCCTTCTTAGTTGATGGTGAACCATTTCCTATTACAAACATAGCATCTGCAGTTGTATAATTCCAACCACCAATAGCAAGACCACCAAAGGAATTTGAACCTCCATTAGTATTATCTAATTTTAATCCTCTACCAAATGTAAAAGAATAATTAATTGCTGTATTACAGTCGCCTGCGGCAAATGAATATGTTTTTGCTATATTATGGTTTATCAAAGAAGCAGCATGGTCATAAGCAGAGTTTTGATAACCAATAGCAATATCTACATTATAGTTTGCAGTATTTTGATAACCAATAGCAACTGATTTATTGTAAGCATAGTTACTTTCGCCAATAGCACAGCCTGTAGTTTTAGCACTATTACCATTACCTAAAGCAAATGAAAGGTCAATAGCACTATTTAAACCACCAATAGCAGCAGCGTTTGTTGTAGCTGTATTATTTGTACCTATTGGTAATTCAGTAGCACTATATGGAATATAATTACCAACAATACTTCCGCCAGTTATTTCTGCCCATCCTGTAGTTGTCAAAGCATATTGTTTTGTTCCAGTAATTGTATTAAATGAACTTGTTACAAATGTTGCTGAATCGGTAGCATATTTTGCAGTGGTTAGATAACCAGTCATATCAGTTTTCTTTTGGAATGTTCCAGTAGCTTCTGATTTAGAATAACATTGTTCGTTTAAATCATACCAACCACTTACATCACCAGAATTATCTGTTCGTAATACTAAATACATATTTTTGAATGAAGAATCTGGTTTAGCAACTTTACTAGAAACTGATGTTACTGCATTATAGGCAGTTTGCGTTAATTCAATATAATCGTTGTCAACATTTACGCCATTTCTTCCTTGGTAAGAAGTTCCTCCACCAGCACCTAATTCAATACCCGCAGCAGAAATCTTACCGGCAGCACTCAATGAACCATCACGATAAAGAATCAATGCATCACTTGGATGATGCGTATGCGAATGTGCATCAGGATCAGGCTGTTGGTCATGCTCTATATAACCATTACCGATTACTTTAAGAATACCACCATGGACAGCACCATAATTGCTTTCTCCGGTAGTTCCGCTCATTGGACAAGAAGTGGTAGCATTACAATAACCCTCTACTGCTGCACCAGCGCCAATCGCCCAATAAATATCCGTATCGATATGTTTATTATCACCCCATTTAGATGAACTGAAGCATGTCCACATACCTTGAGCATGAACGCCATAACCTAATGCGGATGTTCCTGCACCTTCAGCATGACAGTTATAACCATTAGCAACAGTCCATGACCCTTCTACAAAGTTACGATTATTTGACGCAGTATTATTTGGATTACCATTAGTATCAATTTTAATTGCTGATGTTACATCATCAAATGTCAAATCTGTTCCAATTTTAGCATTAATTTTATCATCTTGTATACTAATGCCACTGCCAGCATCTAATATATGGCTTGTTTCACCATTATTACCATTCCATGCAGAATACTTATATTCACCATTTGCACCACTAATAGTAACTTCAATACCTCCATTTGTATGAGTTGTATCTGGTTGAATTGTTGCAGTTGTAACAGTTGGAGAAATACCATTCTGACCATCTTTACCATCAGTTCCATCTTTACCATTTGCGCCAGAAAGACCACTTGGAACAAAGAATGAAGAAGTTGCTGAAAAATTTTCACCCCATGCTAATGTAACCCATGTTCCACCATTTTCATTTACAATAGAATCAACTTTTACAGAATCACCGGAAAGACCAGTTTCACCTTGAGGACCAACTAAACCAGATGCTGCTGGCGATTGAGAAACTAAAATTGGACCACGACCATCACGATAGTCTGCATACCAACGACAATCATCTGCGCTAATATATAAAATTGGCGTTTTACCATCTTCACCTTTTTCTGATGCACCAACAAATTGATATTCGTTTCCATTTGCGTCATGAATACCGGCTACTTTATCACCACTATAAATGAACCAATTAGGAACAAGACTCGGATTTTTTATATTTTGTATTAATTCCATTATTTAAACTCCTAATTATTTACAGGATCGTTTCTAAATCCAACATATGGTTTAAAATCTGCTAATGCAGTATCACCAAGACTGCCTGCAGGTTGATTATTGAACTTTGCTGGATTCCAATTACTATAAGAACTTGTTACATTTTGTCTACCATACGCAATATCAAATGCACCAATATCGGTTCTAAATGCATTATCAATTCCAAGGAAATGTGTTGTTTGACCATGAACTATTATTTCAACATAATATAATTTTTCTGGTTTAAGTGCTCTTGTTTCAGTACAATCTGGATGACAAGATAAGACATGTTGTCCTTGAGTTTTTGTAAGTACAGTATTTACTGACCACCACATTGGTGTAAGTAATGCAGTGTTTTCATCTACTTCATAAACTGCGACCATTACACTTGATGTGCCAGCTGAGCAATTACTTGTAAGAATACGTGCTGTAGTTGTGCTAAGCATATCAAATTCAATCATTGGTCTAAATAAATAAGATTTAGAATTATCAATACTCTGATCTTTCGTAGAACTTACCATACCAATAGGTATTGTTTCAACAATTCTCTGATTAACTGAATTAAGAAGCTTATTAAAAAGCTTTGCATCAACTGGTTCAACAACGTCACCCGATTTTTGTGCAAGTGATAATTGATTATTTTCATTTAATGTAAATAATTCTTCATCATAATTTAAACCGATTTTATGAACTTGATTATTTACTGTAATTGGCGCAATACCTGCATATTCAATACCTAATCCAGAATTATCAGACATACTAATAACTTCTTCAATCATAGTAAGATGAACATTAAGATTAGATTGCTGAAGTGCATCACTTCCAAGATAAACTACACAATATTTAGTTCCAGGATAATGTTGAATTGTAGCAGCAATATTAGAATCAGCTGCGCCAACTTCAGATGGATAATAATCATGTGTTGTAACAAGTGCATTACCATTAACTGCTGAAAGAACAAATTGATTCAACATATAATTATGTGGATTTCCATCTGGTATATTATTATCAATAGTAGCATTCATACATACTGTCATTTTATCGACTGTATTTGGAACTGTAATATAACCATCATTATCTACTGTAATATCATGATGAACGCCATTAGTAAATTTAATAACTGTTCCAGATGTAACTGTTTCAGCATTAGTTTTTTCAAATGATGTATTTAAATAAGCAAGATTACTTGCTGATGCACCAATATTCCATTGATTATTTACAGAATCGTATTCTGCAGAAATACCATTTATACCAACAATATTTGCACTAACTTTATATTGGTTATTTGGTTCATCATACCAAGCAGAAGTTCCATAACCACTAATACCTGGAATTTCTGGTACTTCTGGATATGGTTTAGCACTTAAAGTAAATGTAGTATTACCGTCGCCAGAAGTTACTTTAAGTAATTCTGGAGTTTCAGATTCAACTTTATATGTCTTACCAACTTCTGATAAATCAACACCTTCCCATTTAGAACTATTACCGTCTTTTTTCAAAACATAAGAAAGATTTTCAGCAGAAATTGTTTCTGTTGCAGAAGTAACCCAATTTCCAGAGAATGCTTGAATTGCACTAACAGAACTGATTGCTGATAATTGTTCATTACTCAACATGTCCTGTTTTCCACTAACAGAACTGATAGCAGAAAGCTGATATTCTGTTAATTCATCTTGCTTCTTAGCAATTTCATCAGTCCAATCATAACCAGAAATCTTATGGTCAACAATCTTAATAAAATCGCCAGCACTATATGACGTTACATCCCAACCTGCTGATGCAGTAACATCTATTTTCTTAGCAATTTCATCTGACCAATCGTAACCAGAAAGACCATAATTATCTCCATCTGTAATTACCTTAATATAATCATTTCTTGCACTATAAACTGGAATATCTGCACTCTGAATATATGTGGAAGAAATTGTAGAAGAGAAACTACTGAATTGATTTTCAATATATGCACTATATGCTGCACTATAAGATTCAAAAGAACTAGTGTATAATTTTTCTGCAATCTTGTCAGTCCAATCATGACCAATAATTTCAAAATTTTCACCAACCGGTTTTACTTTAATAAAATTACCAGCACTATATTTTGGAACATCTGCACTTTGAATATATGTAGAAGAAACAGTTGCAGAGAAACTACTGAATTGATTTTCAATATATGCACTATATGCAGAATTATATGTATTGAAAGAGCTTGTAAATAATTTTTGGTCAATTATTGGATTCCAATCATAACCAGAAATTTTATTATCATCAGTAATCTTAATAAAAGGACCAGCACTATAAACAGCACCAGGATTTGGCATCAATACCCAAGTATTATCTTTTAAAACTAAATATTCTCCTGCAATACCAGCAGAAGTAATATAATTACCTTTCTTCTGAAATTCTCGGTCAACCCAAGCAGATTTTGCATACTCGTTAAGGTCAGATTTTACTAAATAACCGCTAGGATTTGTATTTAATGGATAATATTCACTAGAAACAGAAATTATATGGTTTTCAACCTTAATTCCTTCGCCACCGCTATATTCTTTGGTTTCTGGTGCTGCAGATAATTCTACCCATTGATTATCACGTAATATTAAATCTTTACCTGCCAATGAATTATCAGCAGAGGTCAAATAATCACCAGAAACAGAAACGATATAAGTAACACCGTCTGGTTGTAATTCTGATTTGATTCCTTTGTCGCCTTCAACTTTTGTGCTTCCAACCGTAATATTTGCACTGACACCAAGCTGATATTCTATTTTACCATCTTCGGCGACGATTTTTTTAATGTCAATACCTGATGAAGCAGGTGTAAGTTTGACCGCATCATCTCTCAATCCTAATGGGCTTTCTGCTAAGCCATTACCAGATAATGTGCCGCCAGTATTTACGTTACCTATTGCAATTATTTGACCATTTTTTACAATCATAGCTTAAATTCCTTTCTAATATTATTTATAATCGTTAAAAAGAATCAGATTGCTATAAATAATAGTAAGGAGATTTAAATCATGAAGAAAATTGCAGAAGCTATTAAAGTGGTTCAAGCACATGGTTATAAGGTTATGAACGAAGAGGTTTATACGTCAAATTACCAGCTTAACCAGAGAATTAAAGAATATTTGGAAAATGATAAATTTGTTATTATTCTTCTTGTCGGTATGTTTGGTCGTCAAGTAGACTTTGAAAAACGTTCTGGTAGAACAGTTTTACGTAACTTTAGAGGATTTAACCAGACTGACGCTGCATATCTTACTCCATTAGCTAAGAAAGTTCAAGCTGGTCAAGTTTTGACTCCTAGAGAAATTGCATTCGTAAAGTCTTCTCTTAGAAAATATAGAAATACGCAATGGTCTGAAGTTCTTAAAGAACTTGGTTATGTTGAAGAAAAGAAGAAACCAGGACACAAGGTTGAACTTTATTTCAATGAAGAAGAATTTGCACCGATGGTCGATGATGCAGAACTTGAAGAAATTGTCCCAAATGCAGAACAAGACTATATTGCAAAAGCATTATCTCTTGCACAAGAAGATGGCGGTATGATTGATGATGATGATTTACAAAGAGCACAGCAAATTGCATCTGAGCTTTATAATCAAGGACTTATTTCACCACAAGACGCTGCTGATCGAATTAACGAAGAACTCTAATATTTAAAGAATACATCTATGAACTTAAAAGAAGCTTTACAAATCTTAAAAGAAAATCATTACAACGTAAAATCTCCTATGTTAAATGAGGCTGACCTGCATTTTTCAACTGCAGATCAGTTCCTTTCTTTTACACAGAGTAGAGGTTATTATCAAAACACTGTAAAAATTGGTACTATCAATACCATGCTTTCTGAAAAAGAATTAAATGCAACTGGTAAAGATATTGGCGAAATCGTTATTGAACGTTACTGTAAAGATTTCGAATCTAATAAAAAAGACCTTCAGGAATCTTGGAATTTAGGTTGGGAATCAGAAGACCCAAATCCAATGACTGAAGACACTTTTAAGAAATTAAAGAGTAAAAAAGCAGTTTATGAAGAGTGTAATGCGATTTATCAAAAAGGTGCGATAATGCATGCATTTTTAAATAACTTTTAAAATAAAAAACCTGGACTTAAATCCAGGTTTTATTTTACTTAAGCTTAATTACACGATAATATTTGTCAGTATTATAGAATCTATTTGCAATAGCATATCTGTTATTTTCATCATCTTCTAATAATGCGATACCACCATCAAGATTAGCACTTCCAGAATATCCAATCAATATTGTTGGTGTATCTTCGTCAAAAGTTGCGATGCTCATTTTAATACATCCATTAATTAAATATTCTGTTCCATCTATAGACTGATTTACAAAGAATTTTGGAAAACCACCAAGTTCTTCAATTTTCTTCATAAATGCATTATTAGCAAGAGCATAATTACCAGCACCACGCCTTGTTTCTGTTCTAATACTATTAGAATTTAATATTATACGTGTCAACAATTTTGCACAACGTTCTTGCTTATCTGTTGTAGGATTTGGATCTTCATGTAATTCATCGACTGTTGCGATATTTACACATGCATGAATCAAATCTAACTCTTTCTGTTCTTCATTACTTCCGTCTTTCCAGTCTTCATCTAAAATAAGCTGACGTTCCAAAACCATTGCTAAATCAAGCTTATCAGATTCTTTATTAGTAAGTCCGAATTGTGGAACATATCTTAAAACTGCTGCATAATTTCCAGATTTTTCAGTTTTCTTTTGACGCGCAACCATGTCTAGTATATTCATCGTATATCCTTTTTCTATCTTCTCTTGTTAATAATCTTTGATTAGTACTTCCTCTAAATCTTAAATTTAAATCTTTTTGTTCAAGAATAAATGGTCCGTCAACAAGAATATCAACCATTTCCAATAAAGAAGAAGTTAACCCAGGTATATTTTTTCTTTGACCTTCTAATAAATCTTTTTCATAGATATAACCAGTAAATAACCAAACATTTTTACCTGGATATTCTCTCTTGAAACGGTTAATAAGCTTATAAACATCTGCTTGGTTTTCTTGTTCCATCGGTTCTCCACCAAGAATTGTCAAACCAGCAATATATGGCTTACTACATGCTTCGATAATTTCATTTTCTTCAATTTCTGTAAATGGTTGACCAAAATCGAAATTCCATGTTTCTGGATTAAAACAACCTTTACAATGATTTCTACAACCTGAAACAAAAAGTGTTACTCGACATCCGTCACCGTCGACAATACTCATCGGATCAATTTTACTAAAATTCATCAGTTATCCTTAATAATCTATAAAAATTTTCTGTTCCTTGAATATCAGAACAAATTGCATATGTATTATCTTCTGAATTAACTCCAAGAATTACTCCGTTAATTGTTGATTGATTACTATGATATGCAATTAATGCTTCTGGATAATTAGAATTGTCATCAAAGTCTAATTTAAATGTATCTCTTCCACAAATAGTTAAATTACCATTATCACCATTAAGAACATTGATAAATGGAGCATCCGCAAAACTAAAAGTTAACTTATATAACAAATCATAAAATTTAGAATTTAAAATAATAACATTACCCTGTCCTACAGCTGTAGTAATCGCAATATCATTACAAAGACTCATCAATTTAGCAACAAGCATAGATGCACGTTCACTAATCCGTACGCATTCTTCTTTTCTTGGTTCTTTCATTTCTGAAACTTTAGCAACTTCTCTACATCTAAAATAAACTTCTTTTTCTAAAGATGTCTTAACGTCTTCAAATGTTTGCCAATTAAGAGAGCCAGTAAATGGTCTAAAATTACCATAAGTTAAATTACCTCTTTCTTCACGGTAATATCGCATTGCTACTGGTAAACCATACAAAAAATCATCTTTTTTCTGAATACCAACAAGATTTAAAACACCATTCATTCTTTATTTTCCTTATCATATTTTAACTTTAAACCAAGAAGAATAAATATAAGTATTGTTGCCAAAGTATAATTTACATATTGCGGATATTGCCACATTCCACTTATATAATTGGTATAGAAAATATAAGCGGCACTACATAAATTACCGATAATTGACAAAATAATATAAAAAATACTTATATCACCAGTCGATTTACTTTTATAAGATTTAATAACTTGAGGTAATGAACAAAGTGCAAAAGCACCAGCTCCACAAAACCCACAAATTAACATCAAAACTTCTACCATTTAATTCCTTTTATATAAAGATAGAAAAATCATACGGTTTTTGGACACGTATGATTTTTATCTAATTATTTTTTATTAAATATTATGACGGTCTCTTAATTCTGCTAATTTTCCATCATTCCAAGACTTGAAAATAGTCTTCTTAGGAGAACCAGTCAAATATCCGGTAATTCTTCTAACACGAATAATCTCGTCTTCGTTCTTATTACCGCAACATGGACATTCATTATTGATAATTCCATGGAAATGGCACTTAGTACAAGTATCACTGTCAAATGTGCAAGTGAAATATCCTAAGTCGCCATCATACATAGCATCAATAGTTGCCTTGACTGCTTCAAGATTCTTAGACAAGTCACCATTCAACTTATAATAGAAGATATGACCAGCATTTGTAATCTTGTGATATGGTGCTTCCATCTTAATCTTGTTTTCAAGAGTAGTTTCCAAAGAATAATCAAGCATATGGCTATTTGTGTAATAACCCTTACCAAATACTCTCTGTAAATCTACATCAGCAAGCTTCTTTTCGTTCTGGAAAAGATTTTTATCGATGTTAGCAAAACGACCTGCAACTGCTTCAGCTGGTGTTGCGAAACAAGACCAGTTCAAGTGTGTTTCCTTCTGAGTCTTATCAACGAAATCACGAATTGTCTTAATAATAGAGAAAGCATAATCATCAATTTCATGATCGACACCATAAGTCTTACCTGTCAAGAGTAACATAGTTTCAGCAAGACCGACGTAACCGATTGACAACGAAGCCTGCTTAAGAACTTCACCAATCTTATCAGTAACTTCATGCGGTTGGTCGTCAGATGTGAGATAAAGACCCTGTTGCATAGTGAACGGGAAATTCTCGTATGTCTTATTAGAAATCAATGCAAATCTGTCAAGCAAACTTCCCTTTGCATCTTCAAGCATTTCAGCAAGCTTTTCGAAGAAAATAGTCTTACGTTCTTCTTCATCCTTTGCTGCGATATGGGCTTCGATAGCAAGTCTAGGAAGGTTAATTGTATGGAATGCAAAATTACCTCTACCAGTTGTCTGTTCAGCACCATTGATATTACCAATAACTCTTGTTCTACAACCCATAGTAGAAATAGTTGTATTTTCAATAAGCTTCTTCAACTTCAACTTATTTCCAGAAATTTCTTCAATTTCCCAATAGTCACCTTGACCTACATCATACTGATAAATAAACTTATCAAACTTCTGATCTTGCATTGGAATAATTGTTGCTTCATCTTTACCACGAACCTTAACACCAATAGCATTTTCAAAAATTTCAACTTCCTTAGTTTCATACTTGATGTATGGCTTATTGAAAGAACTATCGACCTTTACAAAGTTCGGATAGAATCTACGAGCAAGACACTTGATAGATTCGAGATACAAATCATAGTTAGGATCTTCTGGATTCTTTGTGTAACCTTTCATCAACTTGAAAATCAAAATTGGGAAAATTGCTGTCAATCCGTCGCCGAGACCTTCCATCTGAGACTTAATAAGATTCTTGCTAATCATACGACCACAATTAGAAGTATTAAGACCAAAGTTCAAAGAACTAAATGGAACCTGGTTTCCAGAACGAGACTGCAAAGAATTCAAATTACCAATAAGACCTTCCATAGCCTGATGAGTATCATCATCTGTCTTCTGAATTGCCTTAATAACACAAATCTTAGGGAACTTAGTATAAAGAAGTGCAGAAGGCCAGTTCATAGAAGCTGTTTCAACTTCATCAAGATTGGTCATTTCTTCATGATCTGGATTGTATTCTATATATCTTTCTAATTCTTCCTTAAGATTCTTTCTAAATGAAATATCGACAAACGGTGCCAAATCAAAATCGAGATTATCATCAGCGATACCACCATATTGCTGGTTGGACTGGAGCTGAAGGATAACTGCTGTCAATGCTGCTGCAGTCTGGATTGACTTCGGGGAACGTAAGAAACCAGTTCCAGAGTCAAAACCATTCTTCAATAACTTTCCAACTGGCGCAAATAAGCAGTTGAACGTCAAGTTATACTGGTTAAGGTCATGGATATGTAAATGTCCGTCCTTATGTTCCTGTGCATACTTTCTATTGATATTATTCAATAGGTTATACATCTTGTTTGTTTCAGATGCAATCTTACCGTATGTTCCAGCAGGTGTTGCACCAGATTCATTAGCATTGTCTCTTAAAATATTAGAACTTTTAATATCAGATTCTGTAATTTCCTTAATAGTCTTTACAATTTCTGATTTTGTTTCACGAGCACGATTACGTTCATCTCTATATAAAATAAATGCCTTTGCTACAGCTCCATATCCGCTATTCATTAATATCTTTTCAATAATATTCTGAATATCTTCAACTCTTGCTGATTTGGCATCATTAGCGGAGATTTTCTCGACTACTTCATCAACTAGCTGGTCTATGCTCTCTTCTGTATATTTCTCATTAATTGACTTAAATGCATTTTCTATGGCTGTAGTTACCTTTGCTATATTGAATTTTCGTCTGCGATTATCTCGCTTAATTACGTTTTTAATCATCTATTTCCTCTTTATAAACGCTCAATAAACATTAAATTCACATCACTAATATTTTCATTTTCTCTATCGGTTATATATTTATAGCACAATTAAAAATGTAGCCTTTATTACAATAAAGCTACATTTTAAAAACATTTTCACTACTAATAAACATACTCATTAACCGACAAATATAATTATTTATTATTTTTTGCGTGAAAATTTTCATATCAAATATAAAAAAAACTATGCAATTTTTTGCATAGTTTTAATTTATTTTGTAAATTTTTGTTTAACGAGAATTTACTCTTTGGATTTCTTTTTGGACTTCTTGGGTTCTGGTTTTTCTGGTTTTTCTGCAGTAGCTGGCTTAGGTTTGACCATATTAGGCTGTTGTTTAACAGGAATATGTTTATCTAAATCAACATCACCAATAGCGTCCAGAAGCACACGTAAACGCGTTATAATCTCTTTTTTATTCTTACTATATTCTATCATACCTGCTAAATCTTTTAGCCTCATAGACCATCTATAGTAGTCATAATACTTAATGCAAACTTTCTTTAGATTGAATCCAGACTGCAATAATTCAACATCCGGGTATGCTCTGGCTAACAAATGATGTGCAACCATATGTTCCCTAGGGGTCAAATAAATCCAATTTGTAGGCACGTCTGGACCACCTAATGACTGAGGAATTATATGATGTTTATCATATAATATCGATGGTTCTCGACCTGCTGCTTTAGCAATAATTGCAAAATATATCTTTAAATAATTCATTTTTTAAAATATAGTAAAAAAATGTTTTCTGTAAACCCTAAAATAAAAAACCAGGATTTTACTCCTGGTTTTAAATTTACTTTGTTGGTCTCTTATAACCAAATATCTTAGTTGCTTCATCCTTCTTTACTGTGCGTTTTCCTTTCTTTGTATTCTGGAAATCACAACGATGTTTTGCATCAGAAGTGCTGAATAACTTAGTGATATAAGATCCAGTTCCAAGTGCATGTCCATTCTTTGCCTTGACATGTCCGTCTTTATCAGACATCCAGTCAATGACCATCTGAACAGTTCCTGCAGAAGAAACTTTATCTTCATCGTTCAACTTGTAATCGACTTTAAAATCATTTACATAGTTTGCTGTTGTTGTATAAATCCAAAGATGAAGACTATATGTTACATCATATAATGGAATCTTAGTTCCATTTTTCTTATAATCCTTCTTGAAATCATCTGTACAATGTTCATCAATATATTGTTCTACTGGTATGCTAATATTAGATGCACCGACTACATTTCCCTTATCATCAACTGGAATTTGACCATTCTTTGAGATGTCATCGAGTGTAGCTAAACCACCAGTTGGTGATGCAGAAGGAAGACGAACGTCAACTTTGAAACCAACACCTAATGGTTCTGGAATAGAATCGTCAGAAGCTATTATTGTAACAGTTGCTGGATTCTTTCTGTCATACTTATGGTCTTTATAATATTCATCGACTTTTTCCTGATCAATCTTTGTTACCGGATTGATAAGTTCAATATCAATGTCTTTTGCTTCTTTCATAAAGACATATACTGTATCAGAAGTTGCATTTCCAGCCTTATCAATATATCTTCTAATGACTTTGTTCAAACCACGTTCAAGTCTCTGTAAAGTTAAAGTATCTTGAACTTCACCATTTACTGTCCACTTAACATTAACAAAGTTAGCATTAACTGTTATATCATTATATGGTTCAAGAATTTCAACTTTTGGCGGAATATCATCAAAGACTACATCAATCTTTGCTGTTGCCTTATTACCATAATCATCTACATATTCATACTTGATTTCATATGCAATATTGCCTTCTTTATTCTTAATAATCTTTTTCTTATCATCAAGAACATAAGTTACAACTGTTGCATCGTCAGCCTTATATGAAATGAAATAATTAGAAACTCTGGTTCCAGTTAAATCATCTGTCTTATAAGAAATAATTACTTCCTTACCGTCAATCTTCTTTGTATAAGAAACAGTCTGAGTTGTATCTTTTCTCTTATGTGTCTTTGCATCAACAAGAACTGTAACTTTTACACCGTCTATAACTTCTGTCATTTCTGCAAGTCCATCACCAATTTCTGTAATTGTTGCAGACTTTTCATTAATTACATAATTATAGTCCTTTATTTCTTTCGAAACATTCTTTACAGTATCTAACTTTACTGTAATTGGGAAAGATTCCTTAGTATTATTAACTGTGTCTTTAACAGTTACAGTAAGTTCATTTGTCTTCTTATTGATATAAATCTTATCGTCTTTCTGTTCTTCAATCGTTATATAGTCGATATAATCAGAAGTATTATCTGGTTTAGAGATTGTTACAACTGGTGATTTATCGTTATATAAGATAACTACAGAATCACAAGATGTTTTCTTTGCATTGCAAACTTTAACTGTCGTATCACGCTTTGTTTTAACCGGCAATTCATTATATTTGCACTTTTTACCTTCACATTCCTGATAATCAATCTTATGATCAGGCTTGTTTGTTCTGATTGTATCTTGACGAGGCTTGTCATCAATATCTGTAATTCTGACATTTTCTGGAACATCAGTTACATTGATAACAATCTTTGCCGAATCTCTCGATCCACGTCCGTCGTCAACATATACGGTAACAGTATCTTTATTTTTCTTTTCATAGTCGAATGGTTTTTTCAGAGTAATGATACCATCATCAGTAATATGATAATTAAGACTATCAGAGATAGTATATTTAAGAGTGTCTCCATCTTCATCACCTCCTGTAACCTTCC